TGCAGTTAGTGTAGTGTACTGAGCACCGGTAAACAAATCAACCTGATCCTTTTCCTTTACGTGTGCGGTCCAATATACTCCAACACCAACGCTCTGTAAACGAACAATTTCCTTCTTAACATATTCAATTACCTTTTCCAGTCCACGGCCAAATCCGCCCTCCACGGAATTGATACTAGATGCCTTAATAAATCCCTGCTTGCCAACATTCTCACGGTTATATGTATCCACAGCATACTGCTCTGCAGCTTCAAACGCAGCATCTAAAGTATCCAAAATTACAACCTTTAGGTCGGGATAGTCTGTTTCCTTGTTCTTAACAATATCGTCTACAACTTCCCTCATCTTCTTCCAAGTTGTAACCTTTTCTGCAACCGCACCTTGTAGTGCTGCTACACCATCTTCTTGTGCCATATCTAAGATGATATAGCCTTCAGGACCAAATTCTTTTTCACATACCTGATACATTAGTGTAGTCTTACCAAAACCAGACGGCGCCATTACGCCAATCATATACTTACTTAGGTCTGTTGCTACATTGACTCTCTTACCAAACTTACCCATTTATATCAAATCTCCTTTTCATCTCAAATTTCTTATAAATCATCATCTAAATCATCTTCGTCATCAAAAATGTCAACTACATCTTCTTCATTGTCTTCAACAACATCTTCCTTTGCGGGACACATACTCTCTACCGTATACACGGTATCCTGAGCAACATTCTTCTTAGGTGTTAGCTCTGCAAATCTAAGTTCGCTAATTCTATCACCGATAGCTCTACCACCTAGTTCTCTCTTAACATCCTCAAAATCTAACAAGCCGCACAGAATATCTTCCTGTGTCTCCTCGTCAAGCATATCCATTGTCAACTCAATCACTTCTGCCCCCTCGATAACGCTTAGAGTTAAACCAATCTGCTTGATACCATCATCACAAGTAAACTTTCTCTTAAGAGCATTTCTCTTCTTTTCGTTCTCTTCTCTGATAACAATTACAACATCCTTAAATCCATTTTTCTTCAGACTACTGTCGTAATAGTTAATCCAACCATTGACAAAAACTCTTCCGGTCTCTTCTAGGTTACTATCATCCCAAGCATCCTCGCCGTAGAAGAAATCTACCTTCATTTCTGTCTTGGGCTCGGCATCTTCTGCTGCAAGAGTAACTCTATTCACATGATAATTAGTATAGAATCTGTCCTTTTCAGCAGAATACTGAACTTCATATGTACCTGAAATTGCAAACAACTTATCCTTTAGCTTATCAGCATTAAGAACCTTTGTCATATACTCAGCGAAATCCCACTCACTCAAGAATTCCTTTCTCTTTGCCTGAGACTTCTCTAGTGCAGCCTTAGCATCTTCTAGATTGTCAATACCGGCCTGCTCCATCATTTCATCAGTCACACTACCGTTCTCAAAAGCAGCAACCAAATCCTGCAACTTATATCTCATCTTATAGTCACCGGTATCTACAACAAACTTCTTGAAACCTGCGACTTTTGCAATCTCTTCTGCATCAAATCTCTTTGCCCAGGGAATATCAATTGCAGCACCCTTAGTTACTTTGCCATTTTCATCGGTAGTGGACTTACCGAAAGTCTTAACAGTATTCTTTTTATCGTCGGTCCATTTACCTCCTTGGGTCATACATAGAACTCTGTTAGTACCACTAATACAGTTAAACTTAACAGTAGTATTTGTCCAACCACTCTGAAAATCCTTACGTTCTACTGGAGAAAACTTCTCCGTCTGCTTTGGCAAACTAATCTTGCCAATAAAATTAAATAAATTAGCCATGTTTTAATTTTCCTTTCTTAATTCATTTTGTATTGTTGATTTAATAATTATAATAACGTTCATCTAAAAACGTATCCCGTAGCTCCGCTACATCATCTTCACTATACCCACAGTTTAACGCTCTACTATGTCCACATCTTTCGCAATGTGAATTTACAATCGATCTTTCCATTGGAATTTTCCGTTTAACTATATGTATACGACCACAATTAGTGCATTGTAGCCAGGTTTTCTCTTTCTCGGTTCCCACTCATAACATTCTCCTTTCTGTCAACATTCATTTTGTGCTGTTTCATTTGCTGACTGGATTATACCACATTTTTTCTATTTTGTCAAGTCCCTCGACTTGTATAGATCCCTCGCTAACTTTAGCACCCCATTTCCCTGTAGTTATACACTACACATTAAGTTGTTTGTATTTCTAGCCTCATTACTCTGTCTGCCCAAAAATACACACCCTTCACTATACCATAGTCCAAGATATCCCATTTGTTTAAATAAATCTCTTGTTCGTTAACGTGGAAACCTAGACGACCTTTGTCGTTAAGAACACAAAGGTCATATTCAATTGTCTGATCTCCATATAGTTTATGCGTTATTTCTATTTTTACATGCTTCCCATTTATTTCGTTTAACTCTTCTATAAATTTTTCAATACCTAAGTTCATCTTCTGTTTACCCTCCGAATGCCATCATATCTCGTCATAAATATCACTACAACTTCCTAATCTATACATAGTCTTTGTATTTGTGGACCACATTATCAATTGCGAATTTTGACTCATATCCGTACCTCAATAGTAACTCATTTCCCTCTTCTGTTTTTAGGAAATCTTTAATCGCCAGCCCGGATTTATCCATTCCAAGTTTTAGATAGTGTGTAAATCCACTATTTTGAATAATTTTCATTGTTAACCAAGGCATTCCAACATGCTCTCTGTATTTTTGTACTTTTCTATAAATCCATCTAAAACGTCTGTCTGCAGAGTCCAATTCCCCAAGTGCATTGTCTCTTTCTTTATACAGACGGCCATATCCAACCATTGATTTCACTCGTAGGGTTTCTCCATAACATATATATTCAATTTGCTTGAAAGCACTGATTAAATCTTCATAAAGAACATCTGTTATATTTAATATTCTGCCATTTTCTAAATACAATCTCCTGTTACCGTTGTCAAGTTGAGTTTCGTTTAACCCGGTAATGTCACTCATTGCTGTTCCAGAAATTCCTTCCCAAAGTGCCTCAACTATACATTTATCAACTGCATTTAAAAGTTGGCCTTTAATATCATCTAAATCCTCTCTTGTTATTAGCTTATTTTTACTTTCGGCCACACATGGTTTTAGATCTTCAATTGTTAATGTTTCATATATTTTTTCTGTTTGGATATTATGATAATATTCTGCAAAAGCACTATACGCTTTCATAATTGTGTTGTTGTTTAAAAGCGTATAGATACTTTTACATTTAAATCCATAAAACATTTCCATTGCTTCTTCTTTGTTAAATTGACAGCAATCCTTGTTGAATTTTTCCTCAAAGGATTCTGATTTTTTAAAGATCGCAGACAGTGTCGTTTTTTGGATTACACGACTTCTCATTATATCCTTTATAAATTCCTCTTTTCTTTCTTTTTTGTACATACTTTCCACTCCTTGTGGGGTTATTTTTATTTTATTACTACAAACATGTGTTTGTCAATGTGTAAATTTTGACAATCAAATTAAATTGTCAAGCACGTTAGTTGCCACCTTTTGCTTCTCTTCAGAAATTTCAGCGTATCTCTGTGTAACTGTTACGCTTTTATGGCGCAATTGCCTTGATGTTAAATAAATATCACCGGTTTTTTCATATAAATTTGTTGCGCAAGTATGTCTCATAACGTGCGGAGTAACCTTTTTGTCTGTAATCCCTTTTGCATATTTCTTTAGCATATTTGCAATCGCATCGTCTCCAAGTCGTTGACCAAACTGAGATACAAACAGAGAATTTGAGTTCGCTTCCCCAAAATATTTCTTTCGATCTTCCAGCCAAAGCAATAATTGTTTTTTCAAGTTCTCACCAAACATAATTCTGTCATCATAATCGCCCTTTTCTGTGACACTTATTTGATTATTTTTGAAATCAATATCATCAATATCAATTTGCACAATTGCAGATACACGAAGTCCTGTACTAAATCCAAGCTTCAAGATGCAAAGATCTCTATTCTTAAATTTATTAGTCGCAGTTGACTCCACCTTATGCAACATCTTAGTCACTTCTTCGCTCGTAAGATATGTTACTTTTGGTTTGTCTTTCATCTTTGGTCTATTAGTATTTGTAACTGGATTAGTGCTAATATAGTCCGGCACTAAAAATTGGAAAAATGAATTCAGTGCAGACCATTGTACACTCTTCATACTGTCAGAAGTTCTTTCTGTCTTACCATTAACTTCTTTTGTTCTCAAAGATGTTATATATTTATTAATATGAAGAGGTTTTATATTCAAGTAAAAATCTTCTGCGCAGTTTCCCTTAAATGTAAAATTCAAAAAAGAAATAACATGATTGATATACCTATATGCAGTCTCATATGACTTACCGGAACCAATCAGACTATAGTAATATTCCTCAACAACATTAGGCATTCCTGCTAATCGTTTTTGTATTTTATGCTTCAGTTGTGTTTCTTTTTCATGTCTTCCACTCATTTATATCCTGCCTCCTTTAACTTTTTATTTCTGTAGTTAAAAAATATAATACTTGCCAAGATCCAAATGCCAATTCTATCATAAAAGATGACGCCAACCGCCATAATAAAAACATACCAGATCCAAGCGATCAACAATCCGTCAATGTTTAACTCGTCTGGAAAAGTATAATTATTATTTGCATTTGCAGCCGGTGCGCGAGGGCTTACTGTGTAACACATATTCTTATAAAAAATATTTTCTGTATAGCTATATTCTTTCCCATAAACCTCGACAAAATATTCTTTTGTTTCTGTACTGTAATACAAAAATTTCACTTTTGTCTCATAAGATTTGCCAACTCTGTAGTCAAAAAATCTAAACGGAATAAGATCCCCTGCATTATATTGTTGCCCATTATGAACAAAATAATTTTGTTTCATTTAAATCTCCTCCAAATAGCTTATCGCTTCTTCGAGGGCTTCAATTGCAGAATCTAAATTTTCTTGTGCTTCCTCTGAAACCATTCCATTTTCAGAACTTTTTGCACCCTCTAGCATATTATCATATGCTTCTTGCTCATCATCTAAAATATTTTGGACTAGAGACTCAATTTTACCAATTGCAGCAATAGCATCTGCAATTCTCTTACGTCTTTCCTTATTCATACACATCACCTCCAATTAAAATTGTGATACATATTCTTCGATAGCCTGTTTTCTATTTTTTCTTTTTTGTTTCGTAGCGGCTCTTTGTTGCCAATATGGATGCGCTTCATTCTTCTGTAGATACCAGCAATTTTTGCCCAGACAGTTTTTACATTTCATTTGTTTTACTGTCATGCCACAATGATGATGTTTGCAATAAGCAGCTACATTATTAGAACATGTATTAAAAAGACACATTTCCATTGGTATACATCTCCTTTTCTTATGGTTATAATATCATATTAATTTTGTGTTGTCAACCCTGTTTTTAATAACAATTTATTATTAAGACGCAACATTTTTCATACGCTTTGCCATGGCCTGTCTATATGGTTCAAACGCCTGCATTTCATCATAATTCATAGATTGCAAAATTTTCATTCTTTCTATTTCGTCCATTATCCTAGTAATTCTAATTCGATCTGCAATAATCCATAAACGGTTACCGGACTCTCTGAAGTTATAGAAGCCACCATCCGGAAGTCTGTCCGTAAAACATTTCTTCGGCAACTTCTCTACTGCATTTGTATAATCCACGTCTGCTACATATTCTACTTCGCACCACACTCTCTTAAATCTCTTGCCTCGCTGAGATTTATATGTTCCATCTGCACTCATTAACCAAGGTGCACTTGGAACTCCAGTTCCAATATGCCAGCCAGGGCGGTGTGCAAACCCCTTGTGG